AGTCGCCTGGCGGGCCAAAGGTTCCAGCGGCCGCGCGAAAAACGTCCTGCACGACGTCGAGAACGATCCGACCGTCAGCGAGCTCCCCCAGGTCCGCGCGCTTCACGCGCACGGGCATGCGAACCACGCCGAGGTCCTCGTCGGTCAGCGCGAACACGTCGCTTGGGTGCACGAGATAGAAGGTGCGGTCGACAACGAGCTGCATCTGCGCCAGCGGGTAGGCGAGCGTGCGGATCTCCCGCCACGCAATCGCGTCCGCGAGCGCCTTGTCCTTCACGCCCGGGTAGGACTCGGTCGCAGAGACGTTGGCCCCGCCCTGAATGCGCACGTTCGCCATATCTTGAGCGAAGCCGAACGCCTGCTTGTACTCGTCGGTGCGCTGGTGGAACTCAATGCGGAGTTGGTTTGTCGTTCCCTCCCAGGTGCTCCGCGTGAAGCTTCGAATCTCGAGGATGTTCGACGCGTCGAGCTCTGGGATCAGGTCGACGTCGTAGTCGTCGCGCGCGAGCGCCATCTCCCACTTGCCGCTGATCTGGTTGAAGAAGATCACACCATCGGCCTGCTTCTCGAGCATCTCGATCAGCTCCTCCGCCTCGATTGGACGATCGAGGATCATGGAGAAGCCGTTTCCCTCCGATGCCAGCACGAGTGCCTTCGCGGTGAAGTTGGTTGTGTTGATCTCCGCCGGATCGATCGAGAGGCCCCAATTCGTGTTCGTCATCGTTTCGAGGATGACGTTCATGATGTTGGCGTCGTTGCCGCCGTTCAGCGCGGCATTCGCCAGCGTGAGACCGAGCCCGTTTGGGATGCGACGAAGCTCGAACTTCCAGGGCTTGATCGACGTGCTGTTGCCGACGTAGGTCGGCTCGGTGTCCGGCGCGATGTAGCACTCGCCGTTGTATCCGGGGGTGTCCCCGGTCTCCGGAGGCTCCTTCTGAAACTGCGAGAGGTAGCTCGATGGGGCCTGCGTTAGCGAGCCTGCGTGGAACCTGAGCGTGCCGATCACGCCGCCGTTCCCGAGCTTGTCGCCGCCGAAGAGCTCGGGCTCGTCGATCGTGAAGGTGTCGCCGTCCTCGAGCAGGCCCTCGAAGACGCGCTTCTCGCCAACCCAGACGCCGAGCATCTGCACGTCTGGTCCGCGGCAGAGCGCCTGCTGGATTCCAAGCGAGTACTTGAAGCCAACGGTCTGGTTCTCCGAGGAGAAGAGCCCGGTCTTCACCTTGTGCGTGATCGGGACCTGGCGCAGGTCGCCCCACCAGGTGACGTTCGGGCCCTTCTGCATGCACGTGCCCCAGAGCAGCGGCACGACACGCCCCTCGGACGCAGTGGGGAACTGGAAGTCGCCGATGCCGGCGGGCTTTGCGTCCTCGAGCTCTGGCTTCGGAGTCAGGAGGTCCGTCAGCACGAAGAGTGCTGCGTAGACGAAGAACATCAACCAGAAGCCCATCAGTCGATTCCAGTTTCGAACGGATTCCGAATCGGAGTGAACGCGTGTCCGCCGTAGTTGAGGATATTTCCAAACTTCGCCCCGCACACCTGGATGTTGTGCGCACATCCAGCGAACACGTTCACGGTCTCTGGTGTCGAAGCAAACGGCAGAAGAAGTGTCAGGTCGTCCCCGACCTGGCGGAGAATCAAGCGCACGTCCGAAGATCCGATCGCCTCGACATAGCCGCCGTCGAACCAGCCGTCGCCGAAGCCGGCGAGATCGTCGACCGTCAGGAGCGTCCCGTCGGATGCTGCGACGGTCTTGCCGGAAGCGCGAAAGCTCGAATCGGTGTCGTCGACCTTGCAGCCGTCGTCGTAGAGAACGTGGTTGCACGGCATCTGGAAGGTGAAGCGTGGGATGACTCTCCCAAGGACCGCGATCGCCGGCCGGCAGGCGAGCTTGGCGATCTTCATGTTCTCCTGGAATGAGACTGCCATCACAAATCCGTCGAAGATGCGCAGGGCTTCGGGCACCGGAGTGTCGTTGCGATGGAAGCGCAGCACCTCCACGCGCACGCGCACGCCCGGAACCATCAGGATGAAGAGGCGCGCGACGGGGTTCGTTCCGGGGACCGTCACCTCGAAGTTGGCGCCGCGCTCCTCGGGGCCATCCGTAACCACGCCGCGCTCGATCGTCTCGGGCAGGTAGTCCTGCGCGGAGAGCGTCACCATATCCTCGCCCGATGTGTAGAACCAGGACTGCGCGCCGGCCGTGAAGCGGTAGACTTCGACCGGCTGGCCGAGCTCGGTGCTCGTCTCGAAGGTTCCGTAGCTCATACGAAGAGCGTCTTGAGCGGGGCCATGATTCGGGAAACCTGACCACCGGCCCCCTCGTGGCGGATTCGAATCGTATCGCTGTCGAAGCGGACCTTCTCGACGATCTCGATCCGATCCACCTGCGCCGGCGTGTAGGTCGTGGGCCAGGTGCCGTTCAGCGTGAGCGTCTCGCGCGTTGCATCGACCTCCACCGACGTGAGAACCGAGCGCAGGAGTTGGGGGTCGCCGTTGTTGAACGTGACTCGGATGGAGGCCTTCGGAACGCGCTGGCGCACGAACTGCGCGTAGCCGGCGTTCGCCACGTCGAGCGCCGCGGATCCGGAGTTGAGGTTCATGATCGGCACCAGATCGTCGCGCTGTGTTGGCACGTAGAAGCTGATCTGCGGGCCGCGGATCGCGTGGAGCATCTGGCGGTGCTCCCAGCCGGCTTGCCTGCCGCGAACGACAGCCGTCCACGCGCTCGCGCGCTTGTTACGGTCCCACTGGGAGTCGCGATAGACGATGCCCGTCCCCGGATCGAGCTTCGTGATCTGGCGCTCGAAGAGCTCCTGCGACTGCCCATCGGAAAAGATGTACCCAGAGAGGAGTAGCTTTCCGTCGAAGGACTGGAAGGCCGCGAGACTCGCGATGCTGATGTCGTTGTCGATCACGCTAAAGAGGAGCTTGACGCGCGAGACCTCGTTCAGCTCGCGCTGTCCCTGGATCAGTGGCTCGGCAGTGGCTGCGCGCAGCGGCAGGACGGCCGCGCCGGCGGGATAGCTGTTCGCAACGCCGTTGTCGAGCTCGATCGACGTGGGGTTGATGACCGTCGAGACCACCACGTCGGTGGCTCCGGTGAGCTCGTCGATCACCGCCACCAGGCCGTCGACGCGGAAATCCGCGAAGGCCGTCGACTGCACGGGGAGCGTGGTGGCGCCAGCCGTGACCGCGGCCGTGAGCGCGGTCTCCTCGTGCCAGACCGGGACGCCGAACACCTGGCTCTGCCAGTCGAAGAGGAAGTTCTCGAACCTCGCGCGTTCCTCGTCCAAGCCCTCCTCGAGAAACATCTCGAGGTCGAAGATTTGGCGAGGGTTCTTGCGTCCCGAGTTGCGTTGCTCGCTGCCGTCCTTGCGTGTTCGAATGTCGGTCAGGAACTCGAGGATCTCGTCGTAGCCGTTCTCCGGGCGGTTCACGAGCAGCACCACGCGCTGCAGCGTGATCGGCGTGTAGATCGTCGAGACGTTGAAGACGAAGTCGAGCGTGGTATCGACGATCGCTGGCCCATTCGGTGTCACCTCGAGATCCATCAGGATCCCGCCGAGCGCGAAGACCGTGACGGGGAGCGATGGCATGCCGAGCAGGCTCACCCCAGCGCCCGCATTGTTCACCCACGCGTTCCAGAGGTTGTCCTGCCGGCGGTATCCGTTGAAGACCTCGACCGGCACGAGCTGTGTCGTGAGCACGAAGCCGAAGTCGAACGAGCGCGGCAGGACGTGCATGAGCTCGAAGAAATCCTCGCCCGCGGCAAGACTCTGCACGACGGCCCCGGGTCGTGTTGTGGTGGGCGGGGGCGGCTCGGCGGCAAGCGTCAGTGGACCGGCGATGATCGGCGGAGAGCACTCGATCGCCTTACGCGGGAAGACTCCGATGTCCGCGCGGACGTCGTTGTTGACGGGCGTCGCCTCGATCGAGGTCGAGACGACCTGTCCGGGGCGCGTCGTCATCGATCAGGTCGTCACCTTCTTGTAGGCGATGCCGGAGTGGTATGTGCGCCCAGCGACGTTGTCCAGGGTCTTGAGCGCGAACGGGAAGACGACCCACGTCACGCCACCAATCACCACCTCTTCCTTCGGCTGGAAGTGCTTTATGTTGATTGCCCGCACGTCGGGCATGTCGCCGAGGAAGTAGACGCGCTGGAGCGTGTTGTCCTTGTGCCAGACGCCGATCGAGTACATGGGCACGTTGCCAGCGAGCGCGTCGCCGTTGAAATTGCCCATCTCGATCGCCGCCGGCCCGCCGCGGAATCCCCCCTGGCCGCGCTCGCGCGCGTTGCCGGCCGTGTCGGTCTCCGTGCTCGTGGCCGCGTTGCCGAAGACGACCATCCACTTCGACGCGCCCGCCTCGCCCTCGAGACCCTCCACGTGGAGCGTCGCCATGTTGTCCGCCTCGTCCGCGATGCCGTCGAGGAGCGCGTAATCCGAGGCACTGATCGCGTTGTGGTTGGTCCCGGTGCTCATCCGGTTGCCGTACGCGTACTCGCCGCCAGCCCAGTCGCCGATCTTCGGATTGAGCAGACCGAAGCCGAAGTGACGGAAGTGGTCGGTCGCCACCTCGACGACGACGTGGATGTAGTGGTCGTCCTCGAAGAAGTGGTAGCTCGGGAACGGGCCCACACCTAGGTCGGAGACGTGCCGCTCGAGCGCCAGGTTCGTGTCGACATGGCTCGAGGTCGCGTTGTAGCCGTTGCCGGAGTCGTTCGGATGGTTGCCTGGCTGATTGCCGCCTGTGTAGCCGAGCGCCTGGTGCACGGAGAGGTGTTGGGGGGTCGCCGTGTCCCAGCGAAACGAGACGTAGATGCTTCCAAGGCGCCGGTCTTGTGCAGCGCGAAGCTTCCGCCTCCCGTGTCGAGCTGGTCCTGCACCCAGGTCCCAGCAACCGTCGTCGCGAAGACGCCGAGCTTCGTGAGCAGGTCCGCGATTCCCGTCGCCGTTCCGGTCTCGAACATCGATCAGTCCTCCCGCATCGCGCAGAAGCTATACGTCTGGATGCGGTTCCCGTTCTGGAAGAGCCTGTAGCGATTCGTCCCGACGAGGATGTCGTCCTCGGAGGACTGACCGCTCGCCGCGGAAGTCCAGTAGAGCCCGTCGATCTCCCCCACCTTGACGTTCTTCTGGGGAACCACGGAGCTGTCGGTTCGCAGCACGATCGCCGGAACCAGGATGTCAACGTCGGTTCCGGTGTTCGGTGTCGGGTAGACAGAGAGCGCGCCGCCAGAATCATTGAAGAGGATCGCGTCCCAGTTGAAAGCGTCGCCGCCGTCCGACGTGATTGTGTCCTCGGTTGCGAGGTTCGGGCCGCCGCGGAACATCGGATACACGCCGTTGTCGTCGTTCGACGTTCCGCCCGGCGTGACCGTCAACGTGGTGTCGCTCGCGATGGACGCGTTTCGGATCGTGCTCCAGTAGGATCCGTCCGGCCACCAGAGCACCGCTCCCCCGCTGCTCACGCGGAAGATGCACTCGGTGAGGCCCGAGATAATTCCGGTCGTGTCCGCGAAGTAGCCGGTGTTCCGATTGGTGGAGCCTGCGATGTACAGCGGGTAGTTGAACTCGGTCGTCGTGCCGAGCTGATTCAGAAGACCAAGGTGCCAGGGGACGTAGTAGGTCGTCGATGCCGTCTGCACCTTCGCCTCGCCCATGATTCGACGGCCAGTCGCGCTGATCCACCAGGTGATGTTAAACGCTGTCGTGTCCTTCAGCGGAACGAAGACGCCGAGGTTTCCGGCGATGATCGAGCCGTCCGCTGCGAGCCCGGGGCTCATGTCGTTCTGCTCGTGGAAGGCCTGCGTGTCGTCGAACGCGGTCATCCCGAACAGTGCCCAGTTGAAAGTCGTAATCGCACCAGTGCTGTTAAGGCCCTGCCAGAGCTTGATCCCGACGATCGGGTCGACAGCGCCGCCCGCGGTTCCCGTGAGGATCGCGAGCATGTTGTCCTGCGTGGTCGCGTTCCCCCACGTGACCGTGAGCGTTGCTCCGGTGCCAGCGCCGCCCGTCGTCGCCGCCGGGTTGGTGGGGACCTTCTCGTAGTTGCCGGCAGTGGAGAGCGTCACGGTCGCGACGGAGCCGCCACCTCCAAGGGTCGCTACCTGGAAGACGGCCGCCACGCCGCCGTGGCCCTGTACCCCTCCGTCGAGAACGACCGTGAGCAGGTTCCCGACCGAGTAGCCCGAGCCGCCGGCTGCGACGACGGCGCTCACCGCCTGCTGCGTGCGCATCTCGGTCGACCAGCCCGTCGCCGCGAAGGTGAGGTTCGCCGTTGCTAGCGTCCCGGTACCGCCGGTGAGCGCGTTGCCGGTCGTCGTCGTCGGATCGACCGTGTACGCGCCACCCCGCCAGATCCGCAGGCTCGTGATGGCGCCACCGCCGCCGACCGTGCGGACCTCGACCTGCGCGACGTGCGAGAACGTGGCGCCCGTGTTCGTGAGCCCGAGCACGTCTCCGACCACGTAGCCCGAGCCGCCTGCGTTGACTGCGACCGTGGCGAGGTGGCGACTCGTGGCCACCTGGATGAGCTGGTTGAATAGATCGCGGTAGTTGGTCGCGGTTCCGCTGTTCCAGGTCATCCGGTGATCCCTTTCACGCTCCGCCGGTGCTTGCGGATCACGTTCAGAACAGCCTGCTGCCCGGCCTCGGACTCGATACCCGAGGGGATCTCGTCTGGGTCGGAGACGTTGACGATGTTCACCTTGGCAGGCGGTGCACTCACGTTGACGATCGGGGCCTGCTGCTGCGCACCAAGGATCGCTGCCGTCTCGCCGGCGGGAACGATCTTCCCGTCGCTCGGCGCGGTGAAGAGCTCGCGCCCGCGCTCGCCCACCACGTAGGTCTCGCCCTTCTCGACGGGGCCGCCGTGCTGCTTGCCCGCGAAGGCTCCGAAGAACGCCGTGCCGGCACTCGCGCCGCCTCCGGTGAACGCATCGAGCAGCGCGATCAGTGCCTTTTGCGCGAGCAGCCTCCCGAGGTCCTGGAGCAGGCTGATCGTGAACTCCTTGAAGCGGTCCTCGCCGGTGACCGCGAACTCGACGATCGCGGCACCTGCCTGCTGGAAGCCGTTCTTTGCGAAGTCGGCGAAAACCGAGGTCGACTTGGCCGTCTCGTCCTGCTTCAGGCGCAACGCCTCCAGCGCCGCCGCATACTCGTAGATGTTCAACGCCCCGGTGAGGAACGCCTTGCCAAGTGCCATCTGGTCGAGCTTGTACTGCTGCTGCGGCCCGCGCAGGCTCTCCAGGAGCTGGCCCTGGTGCTCGAGCGCCTGGAGGTTCTCGAGCCGCGTGCGCAGAGCCTCCCGCTCCGCCGGCTCGAGCGCGATGCCGTCCTCGCGGAGGTCACGCTCGATGGAGAGCAACTCGACCTCCACCGCGCGCGCGTCGTTCGTCATGCCGAGCAGGCGCTGCTGCTCGTCGAGCGCGTCGTTGACCTGCATCAGTGCGTTGGCGCGCTTCTCCTCCGGCGACGCCGCCGCGAGCTCGGCAATCTGCGCACGCACATTTCCGATCGCGTTCGCGTACTCAGTGTCCGTGATGGTGCGCTCCTTGTGGAGCTCCTCCAGAATCCGCTCGCGCGCTGTGAGCTCCTCGATCGGGCCCTTGATCTCGCGCAGGACCTCGGCGCGCAGGAGATCCGCTTCGAGGGCTTTCTGGCTCTCCGCGATCAGGTCGCGCAGGCTCTGCACGCTCGACCCGAGATCCGGCCCTTCCGCCTGGCCGGGTACCGCGATCTTCGCCAGGTCGACTCCATCGGCGTTCGCCGCGAGATCGGCGATGGCCTTGTTGAACTCCTCCGTGGTGATCGTGCCCGCCTTGAGCAGCGCCTGCGCGGCTGCGAGCTTCGCGGTGAACTCCTCCTGGGGGCCGCGAAGCATGTCGAGGATCCCGGCTTGGTCCTCCAGGACCTGGTTGCGGCGCAGGAGGTCCTCGATCTCCTTCTTCTGCTCGGGATTGAGCGTCGCCCCGTCCTTCTCGATCGCCGCGATTCGCGCAAGCAGCGCCGCCTGAACCTCGCGCTCGCGGTTTGACTTCTGGAGGAGAACGGCGTCCTGCTTCAGCTTCTCGATCGTCTTGCCAAACTCGGAGTTTGCCTCCGCGAGCGCCTCGCGCTGCTTGCGAGCCGCCTCGCGCGCTGCCGCGGTGTTCAGCTTGAGCGCGTCCTGTTTCTTGATCAGCTCCGCGATCTGCGCCGCGTACCGATCCCGAATGCGGATGTTTTCGGCGTCGACCTTGCCAGTTTCTGCGAACGACCGATCGATCTCCGTCTGCACTCGGGCTGCGACACCCTGCAGGCGCGTGATGTCCGCGCCGACCTTGGCAAAGTCGCTCAGGCCAATCTTCGCGCCCTTTTGCATCGCCTCCTGGCTGTCCCTGACGAGATCCAGGTACTCGTCGAGTTTGCGAAGCGCCACCACCGCAGCCGCGGCGCTCGCGATCAGGATCAGGAACGGGCTCACCTTGAACTGCTGATGCATCAGCTTGTAGGCAAGCGTCGTCTTCGTCGTCGCAAGGGCGAGCTTCGCCTTCGCTGCCGCAGCCACCGCTTCCGCCGCAGCGTTCTCTACCTCGAGGGCTGTGAGCTGCTTCGTTGTGGCCGCCTGAACGACGGCGTTGGCCGTTGCCTGTTTCGACGCGGCGATCTCGGCTTCCAGGGCAACCGTCGCGGACGAGCGCGCCGTCGTAACCGATTGGGCCGCGATCGCCGCGCGTTCCTCAGCGGCCGTGAGCGCGGTTGTCGCCGCGATGTGCTCTTCTTCGAGGACAGTGAGCCGGCCGAGCGTCGTCGCGTGGGGGGTATAGACCGCCCCGAGCGCCGCGCCAGTCTTTGCCGCCTCGGCTTGGGCGACAGCGAGAGCGTTTGTTGCAACAGCGCTCTCCGCCTCGAGAATCGCGATCCGCTCCGCGGCGAGAACCCTGGCAGCGTCCGCCGCGCTCCGCTCGGTGACCACCAGCGCATTTGCCGCCTGGGCCCTCGTGCTCGCGAGCACCCCTGCTGTGTGCTCGGCTGCAGCCTCGGCAGCGTGGAACTCCTCGAGAGCCAACAGGCGCGCCGCCTCTGCGGATCCGAGCATGACCGCCTTCCCTGCAACGACGGCCTGGCTCATCTGCAGGAAGTTGCTCGCCGCCGTTGCCGAGTCGGTGATGATCGGAGTGAGCTTGATCGCCGCCACTCCGCCAGCCAGGAGCAGCGCCGCGTTCGCTGCGTCGTCGATGTTGTCGGCAAGCACGAGGATCGCACTCGACACGCCAGCGCTCGCACCCTTCGACTCATTCATCTCGCCGACGAACTGCACCAGGTTGTTACGCAGCACCGTGAAGGACTGGCTGATGGTCGGAACGCTCTTCGCGAAGCGCCCCTCGAGCTCCTCGCGCGCGCCCTTGAAGGCGTCGAGAACGATGTCGGCGGTGATCTTCCCCTCTGCGCCGAGCTGGCGGAGCTCGCCGCGGGTGATCCCCATGCTCTTCGAGATGACGTCCGCCACCACAGGGAGCTGCTCGAGGACCGATCGAAGCTCGTCGCCGCGAAGGGCTCCCGACGCAAGACCCTGGGAGAGCTGTATCAGGCCGGCGCGCGCCTCGTCCGCGCTCGCGCCCGAGAGGATCACGGCCTGGTTCAGGGATTCCGTGAAGCGCAGGAGTTCCAGCTCGGTGCGCCCGAGCTCCTTTGCCGCCAGTCCCACGCGCGAGTAGACCTCGGCTGTTGCATCAAACGCAGATCGCGTTCGGTCCGCGATGGCGAAGACCTCGTCGGTGACGACTCCGAGCCGTTCCTGGTCATCGGTGACCGTGCGCAGCCGGTTCTGGACGTTCGTGTATGCGTCGGCGAGCTGGCCGAGCTCGCGCACGAGGATTGCGACGCTCACACCGGTGAGTGCCCGCGCGATCGCGCCACGCATCTTGTCGGCCTTGTTCTCGACCTGCGTGAGCGATCGCTCAACGGTCGCGATCCCGCGCGGTGCCTGCGCGGGATCGACAATTACATTTATACGGAAGTCGGTAATTTCGACCTCCTTTGCTTCCAAGCACACACCGCAGCAGCGCTCATGTTCCTTCGACTATCCTCACTCGCCGAAGGCCGACCACTTTGCCATGCGCTCATCTTGGCGCGGGCCTCATCCGAGTGCTTCGATCCAATCCTCGCCAGGCGAGACGCCGCCAGCGTTTCGGGCGATGGCGCACGACCGCGGTGCGCCGCACTCATTTTCTCGCGTGTCTCAAAGCTGTGCTTCTTGCCGAGCTTTGCTGCGCGCATCTTCTTCCGGGTCTCCTCGTGCGGGGACGACCTACTGCCCCCCTCTCGGAGGTTGTACCCGTGCGGACTCCTTGTCCCAAGCGCGACGATTGCCTTCGGCTCGATCTTGTTCAGGTAGTCCCAGTCCGCGAGGAGCATCGTCTCCATTCGAAACGATGCTCTTCCGTACTTCCGGATCGCAGCGGCGAGGTGGCTCCGCCCGCCGCGCATAGCATGGCCAACGTGATCGCTCCATCGACGACCGAGACTGCGGCAGGTAATGCCGACGTACCGCTTTCCACTCGGCGCTGTGACGAGGTATAGCCGTCCAGGCTTCTTAGAATCCGTCACCGCCGTCTGCCGCCTGCGCGTCGCTTCACCTTGCGATCGCCTCCGGGCACGGGCTTCTTGACGCCGCCGCCCTCCATGGATCGGGCCGATCGCTTGTACTCGTTCGACTGCCACTCCATGTACCCGCCGTCCATGAGATGAATGATCGTCCAGAACGGCCCGATCATATCGGCGTCAAGGCCCGCCTTCGACGCGTAGTCGATCGCGCGGCTCCAGGGGATCCATCCGAGAACCTGCCCAACGCTGCGCTCGGTGGACAGGCTCCAGAATGCGCGAAGGTAGAAACCCTCTCCCGGAAGGATCTCGGGCTCGTCCACGTACCAGTCGGGTGGCTCGCGGCCCTTCTTGGCCCCCTCCTCCACCGACCAACCGTCGCGGAGGTATCGGAGCTCCCAGAGGAGCCGCGCCCTCAGTTTCCCGCTTGCTCCACGACCTCCGCGTGGGTGGGCATCTCAGGCTGGATGAAGTTCTCCTGGTCGGCGCAGAAGTTTCGGACCTGCTGGAAGATCCACCTCGGGAGTGCCTGGATGTACTCCGCGGCCGCTTTCGAGGAGAACGGCGCGGGCTTGTTCCCGTCTTCGTAGACGTCCTCCCAGCCATCGATCACGAACAGGGGGTATAGCCTGAGGTCCTCGTCGAAGTTGTCGTCGAGCACGTCTTGCGGAGTGCGCCCGCCCTTGTACGCCTTCGAGTTTTTCGCGAGCCGTTTGACGACCTGGTTCCAGAACTCCTTGTTCTCCTCCGTTGCTGGACGAACGATCAGCACCGGGTGCTTGTTCTTCGAACCGGGGGGCGTGTCAAGTTGGCTGATCTCGAAGCGAGCCGTTGTCTTCCCGTCGATGTGGAGCTTTTTGAGATGCTCGAATCTGCTAACCATGCCGGGGCTTCCTTCTTGAAAGTACTACGAGGCGCCCCTCGGTTGAGGAGCGCCTCGAAAGAATGCCAAGTCCCTGGATCCGGGTCTAGGCGTCGCGATCAGGCCGTCGGAACAATCGGGATGATCGAGACCCCCAGCGACGTCCCGAAAACCGGATCCAGGAAGGCTTGGCCGGTCAACGCAACCTTGACCGATTCGTTTCGCGGGAGCTCGCGGCCGCCGTTGCCGAGCGTGAGAGAGGGGATGTCGAAGCCAACCACGCCGTCGTCGTTGTGGATTGCCCAGTCCATTGAGCAGGTCGTGTTGCCGCGGATGCGCGCGATGACGTTCGGGCTCGTGAAGAGCGCGGTGGTCTCGATGTCCACCTCGAAGTTCCCGTAGTTCAGGAAGCGCGCACCGAGGAACCCGAGCACCTTCTCGGGGCCCACGTTGTTGGAGAGCGACGTGGTCATGTCGGTGAGATCGGTCGTGAGTCCGGTCTCGTCGACGTCCTGGATGCGCAAGCGAACGAAGTCGCTCGTCGTGTTGAAGGCAGCCGTCTGGCGAGGCTGCGCGGGCGTATCTGCGTTGGTTTCGCGATCGGCGTTGTCGACGGGCGGAACCGTGTCCGATCCGATGAAGCTCAGCGTGAGCGTCGCCTTGTCCTGGCCCGGCATGTTGATCTGCATGCCGTTCGCCAGGTTGTCCTCGGCGTACTCGAAGCCGTCAGGTTCTGGGACCGGCGTCGGCGGGTCCGTCTCGAAGAGGTTGGGCCACGAACCCTCGAAGTCGAAGTAGCGCTCGAGGAAGGAAGCATGGCTGACCGGGACGTTGCGGATGAAGAGCCCGAAGAGCAGGTCAACAGCATCGGCCGCCTGGTTGCCGCCACCGTTCAGTCCGGTTCCGAGCCTGTTCGTGATCTTGTCGACCACGATGTCACCACCGACCGTGTTCGCGATCGATCGCACGCGCGCGTACGCGGTTCCATTGGTGAACTGCGTCGCCCCGGTGAGTCCACCGATGTGGATAAGCTGCCCGACCGTGAGCCCAATAAGGCTCGGGTTCGTGAGCGCAGAGGAAAGTGTGTTCGTGGCGTCCGTCCACACAAGGTCGGTGAAACGCCAGCCCGCGGTCTCGATCGTGGCGAGCGCCGTATTGCCGGGGTCCTCGTCGATGAACGCTGGCGATCCCTTGACGGGCGTTTCCGTCGTTGTGCCCGCCGCGTCCACCTCGAAGAGCGCATTCGCTATCGACTGCGCGAAGCCGCGGCCGTAGACGAGCTGGTGCTCGGGCATCGCGGCAGCAATCGCGTCGTGCGTGAAGCCTGCGACCCCCACGCCGGGAACGTCGTTGTCCACCTTCAGGTTGTCCCAGAGCGCCCCCGACTTCAGGCGGTAGTTGGTGGCGAGCGCGAAGATGAAGCCCTCGACGAAGTCGAGCCAGGAGTCGACGGTCAGGTCGACCTCGAACTCGACCGTGGAGTCGAGGTCAACGATCGTGCCCTTGCGTCGCTGGCGATTCGGGGAGATCGGCGCGCGCGCGACAGTCGCGATCTCCGCACCCCAGGTCGTGACGTCCTCTGGCTCGAGCAGCTTCCATGCGGGCGACGCGCCAAGCACTCCGAAGGACTGCTGGATTGCGAACGCCAGTGCGAAGTTGTTGGTGAGCGTGCGTCCCATAGTCTCGTTCTCCTACTTCGTCTCGTGGAAGTCGAATGGCACCTCCACAATGGCCGTGTTCCAGATGCCGCGCTCCTGGCCCGTCTCGCGCGCGTCCGAAGCGAATGATCGAATCCCCGCGAAGCTGACTCCCTCGAAGAGGTCGTTTGCCGCCTTCATCAGCGGATCGAGCGCGCCCTCTCCGCTGTCGATTGGCGTGTACAAGTTCACGAAGATCGCCGCAATCCTCGTGAACTTGCGCGAGCCGATGGGCCCAAGTGTGTGGCTCGGCGTCACCTGATTTCGCACGGTGAGCCGCGCCCAATTCTCCTCTCGGGGCTCGTCGAACGGCTCGCCTGCGAACGTCCACTCGACGGTAGCCGTCCAGCCGTCGCGCCAGCGCTGGTAGATCGACTCGCGAACTTCCTCGAAGGTCGGCATGGTCAGGCCGCGCGCGCAACCTGTCGGATGGCTCGAAGGATAGCGGTCTGCACGAACGCGCGCGGAGCCTGACC